ACTTATCTCTTCCAAAGCCGGCTCGATTTTGCCGGATGACCAGTCACTGTCAGTCTTATCACTATAAAAAATCAGGAGGTTATTTTTTTGTCGTTTAAAATTCTTAAAAACAACTGCTGTGGACTGGACGTCCACAAAACATGGATTTATGCCTGCATTGGTATTACTGATTCCATCAAACGCACAGAGTATAAGCAGGCCCGCTTTTCTTCCTTTACAAAAGGATTGAATGAGTTGTGTGACTGGCTTGCTAAATACAACTGTAAAGATGTTTGTATGGAATCTACCGGTAAGTATTGGGTCCCTGTATTCAATATCCTTGAGCAACACGAAATTTGGGTTACCCTGTCTCATCCCAAATACACAAAACCAATGAAAGGAAATAAAACTGACCGCAAGGATGCGAAATGGATTTGTGATTTATATATGTGTGGTATGGTTAAACCTTCCTTTATTCCACCTGCTGACATCCATGAATTAAGGGATTTAGTAAGATACTGTTTCAAACTCACCTGTATGATTACCGGTGAAAAGAATCGTGCACATAACTGTCTTACGGTTTCCAATTTAAAACTGGATGATGTCTTTTCTGATATATTTGGCAAATCTTCCTGCTCTATTACAGAGCAGATTTTACAACACCCTGGGGAAACTTTTAATGTAACACCTTTTGTTGATGGCAGATGCAAAACTCCCATCTCCGAGATACAGGCTGCCGTTGATGGTGCCATTTCTGTCGAGCAGGCTGTCAAGCTTCGTCAATGCCTAAACCACATTGATGAATTAGAAAACCACAAGAAAGAAATAGAACGGGAAATCTTTCGTCTTAGCAGTAAGTACGAAAGTGTCCTTGATCTTATTCGAACCGTACCAGGATTCGATAAAAATCCACTGACTGCTATCCAAGTGCTTTCGGAAATCGGAGCTGATATATCTGTCTTCCCCACAGCCAAAAACCTCGTTTCATGGACAGGATGCTGTCCTCGCAATGACCAAAGCAATCACAAGATTAAGTCCACCAGGATTTCCCGTGCTGGTTCCTATTTTAAACCAGTTTTGGTGCAAGTTGCAAATGCTTTAATCAAATGGTTTATTTGCTATGCCCTTTGTTTCTTGGCTGTCTTCTACTTACTAGTGTAGTGACATATTGATATTTAGCCAAATGTTCCTGGCTATTGCTGCCATTTTTTGGTATAATAAAAAAAACGGCGGTGATTTCTCCTATGGCAAGACCAAAAAAGTATAAAATCGAACTTACGGATGAGGAATTAAAAAGCTTAAAATCTTTCATCCGAAAAAGCAAAACATCCAAAACAATCCGATGCAGATGCCAGATCATTATTGACCTGGACGAGTCCCACGGAAAAGTATTGACCCATGAGCAGTCTGCAAAATCAAATGGTGTATGTCTGGCAACAGTGACCAATACCGTGAAAAAGTATTTTGAAGGTGGTATTGATGCAGTAACGGAGTTTAAGCGCAATGTTAATTCTGATAATGCAAGGCGTATACTTGATGGACGTGCTGAAGCACGCATCATCGAACTTGCCTGCGGTCCGGTGCCGGAAGGGCATTCAAGGTGGACCATCCGGCTGCTGGAAGAAAAATCAAGAATTGTTCTTGATACTCCTGTCAGCCGTGAGGCAATCCGCAGAGCCTTAAAAAAAACAAACTTCGACCTCACAAGAACGACTACTGGTGCATCCCCACAAAAGATGATGCCGAATTTATAGCATGTATGGAAGACGTCCTTGATGTATATGAACTCCCATACAATCCCGAAAGACCAGTTGTCTGCATGGATGAAAAGCCTTACCAGTTATTGGGTGATGCAAGGGAACCGCTGCCCATGCGTCCGGGAGATAATCAGAAAATAGATTCTGAATATGTCCGGAATGGCACCTGCAGTATATTTGCTTTTGTCGAACCGCTTGGAGGCGCTCATCATATCAACGTGCGGGAGCACCGCACTGCCTTTGACTGGGCAGAAGAGATAAAATATCTTGTTGACGTCATGTATCCAGATGTAGAAAAAATAATTCTTGTAATGGATAACCTCAATACACATAAACCGGCGTCTCTATACAAAAGGTACCCAGCAGATGAAGCGAGAAGAATTATCAAACGTCTGGAAATTCACTATACCCCCAAGCATGGAAGCTGGCTTGACATCGCAGAAATAGAACTGAATGTGATGACCAGACAGTGTTTGTCACGAAGGATTGAAAGCATTGCAAATCTCCGTGAAGAGTTAGCTGCGTGGGAGGTTGAGCGCAATACATCCGCAGCAAAAGTTAATTGGCAATTCCGAACTGCCGATGCCAGAGTAAAGTTGAGTTCATTGTATCCTAAGTTTACGACAGCTTCCGAATAGGAAGTTGCTGTAATGCTAAATATCAATATGTCACTACACTAGGATAAAATTAAAAGTTTTATTATAAACATGATAAGAGGTGAATAAAGTAAAATGGGAAAATTGTATTTACAAATATGAAGCAATTCCAATAAGGTAATTGAACAGAAAAAGATTCATGAGACAATGTAACATAGACTCACATTTTATAGATAAAAGATGAGTTTTTTGGGAGATGAAAGCGAGACTTTGGAAGTTATGCATAAACAATGCATGGCATTCATGGTCTCGTTTTTTATAAAGCAAGAAAAAATACATCAAAGGAGGAATGCAGAAATGGCAGCAGATGTGGAAACAATGTTTTACACAAGGGAAAAACCCTGGCACGGGCTGGGGGTGAAGGTGGCGGACGCGTTAAGCTCCGCGGAGGCGCTGGCGGCGTCCGGGCTGGGCTGGAAGGTCGTGCAGAAGGAAATCTTAACGGAAGACGGGGAGCCTGTGCCGGGCTTTAAGGCAAACGTGAGGGATTCCGATGAAAAAGTCCTGGGGATCGTCTCAGACCGCTACCGGGTGGTGCAGAATGAGGAAGCTTTTGCATTTACGGACAGGCTTTTGGGCGAAGGCGTGCGCTACGAGACGGCAGGCTCTTTAAATGGGGGAAGGAAAGTCTGGGTTCTGGCGCGGATGCCCAGGGAGTACATTATGCTTGGCGACCGCGTCAGCCCCTACATGGTCTTCTCCAACACCCATGATGGGAGCGGCGCAGTCCGCGTGGCGATGACGCCCGTGCGCGTCGTGTGCAGCAACACTTTGAACCTTGCGCTTGGCACAGCTGCAAGAAGCTGGTCCGCCATGCACACGGCAGGCGTGCAGGACAAGATCGGGGAGGCGGAGCATACGCTTTTTATGGCGGAACATTACATGGACGCGCTCGGCAGGGAGTTTGAGGCTTTGAGCCGGATGAAACTGACAGACCACAAGGCAGAGGACTGCATGAACGCGCTTCTCCCACTGGATGAGGGAATGGGACGGGTGCAAAAAAGCAACATCTTAAAACTCAGGGAGGATATGAAAGCGCGCTACTTTGACGCCCCGGATTTAAAAGACATGCCAAAGAACGCATACCGCTTCCTGAACGCCGTCTCGGACTTCACCACCCACGGGAAGCAACTGCGGGAATCCGGGAACCGCAGGGAAAGCCTGTTTTCAAGGGTCATGGACGGGAACGCTGCGCTGGATAAGGCATACGGCCTTGTGAGGAGCGTTGCGTAACGGAGCCTGTAGAATATTTTAAAAGAAATATTTATGAAAATAACATAAAAAGAAAATTTATCAGGAGGAAAAGACAAAATGAAAGTGTTGGCAAAGACAAACGGCATGGAACGGAAGGAATGGCTGGAATGGCGGCGCATGGGCATCGGCGGTTCGGACGCCTCTGTAATCGCAGGGGTGAACCCGTTCCGCTCCATATTTGATTTATGGCTGGACAAGACCGGGCAGACAGAGCCGGGAGAAGAGGAATCCGAATACATCCATTTCGGGAACGTGCTGGAACCCGTCGTCCGGAAAGAGTTCATGCGGCGCACAGGATTAAAAGTGCGCAGGAAGATGGCGATTTTGCAGAGCGGGGAATACCCGTTCATGCTTGCGGATTTAGACGGCGTCATTTACGAAGACGGAAAGCTCTGCATCTTTGAGGCAAAGACAGCCAGCGCCTACAAGCGGGAGATCTGGGAAGCGGGCGTCCCGCTGGAATACCAGTACCAGATCCAGCACTACATGGCAGTCACGGGAGCGGAAAAGACATACATTGCAGTTCTGGTCGGAGGGAACACGTTCATCTATCACGAAGTATACCGGGAGGAAGAGATGATCAGAAGCATTATCCGCATGGAACAGGAATTCTGGAAAAACTGCGTGCTGGCAGGAGAAGAGCCGGAAGCAGACGGCTCCGGAGCAACCACAGATTTCCTGAATGGAAAGTACAATGCTTCCAACGGAAAATGCATAGAACTGCCGGAAGAGGCCCTGCAGCTCTGCGAACGGTACGACGAGCTGAGCAGCCGGATCGACGAGCTGAAAGAGCAGAAGGAGGCCGTCACAAACAAAATCAAAACTTACCTGAAAGAAAATGAGAGCTGCACAGTCGGGGAACGGCGCATTGACTGGAAAACAGTCACGACCACAACCTTTGACAAGAAGCGGCTGAAAGAG